AATGACATTGTGAGCAAACCATATACATACCATCCCGCATTAGCCTGTCATCATTACATGCTATGCAAAACTCTGATGATGGCTCTAGCTTTACTCCTGCATCTGTAAATGTTGCAGTAAAGCCTGAGCCGTCAATGATTTGTAAATCACCCATTATTCACCTCCTTCAAAATACCAGTTTCCATTTGCTGTCAATTTGCCCCACCTAGCATCACATTGATCCGGCTTTGGTGCGCTGCAAACATAACCCATAAATGGTCTGCCTGTCTTAGCTGTGCCCTCTTTTAAGATCATCATGCCATGTGTGCATTCTTGTTGTTGACGTTGGGTCGGTATGGTTGAGATTGCATCTCCAACTGACCACGCTTGCGGTTCGCCCTCTGACTTGGCATCATCGCTAAAGGATTTCCTAAGTGCCAGTTCGATAAGCTGCGCATTACCAGTTTTGCCATAATTGTTTTTAAGCGATTCATTCTCGACCTTTCTCATGTCATCTTTTGTTGCAGTCTTGTCAGACCCCTTGAGTATAATTATTGCCCTTCCAAGTGCTGATGTTGCAGTATCCTCAACATAAAACTTTTTCATGTTTGGAATGTAAGTTTCTCTTGATCCAAATGCAATGTTGCTTACAGCTGGTGTTGCATCTTTTGCATCACGCCACAATGTTGCTTGAACCAATATATAACCATTGACCGGATCATGGCTTACAACTGATATGTCGGATCTACCCATTGGATAGTTGCCAATAAACCATTTGTTAAGGGTTGCCACATCCTCATAATCGTTCATGTTAAATGCCATTACTCACCAACTCTCCATTCAAATTGGTCATCTTTTTCTGCTTCAATGCACATTTTGTATATTGCCATGTATGCACAGATGTCCACGATACTGTCCTCATGACCCGGACTCTCGGCAAGCCTTGATATCTTTTGAAGGATATTGATAATTGGAATGTCGTGAGCTGAGAGTGGATAATCAATGTATGCACTAACTGACTTTGCAATCCTGTCCATGTTATAGATTGCGTGTCCATAAACGACCCCACGCTCGTGGACAATAGCGGTTGCATTATTAAATAACTTCTCAGTTGTAGTTGGCATCAGTTTTTGTCATAATCAAAGACTTCATCTGACTGCTGCTTAATGCTAATCATTCTGCGATGCATATCCCAACCCATTGCCCTCCCACGCCAATAACCCCGATTGTAGGTTTCGGTTTGCCATAAATTAAATGCGTAGGCTAATAAGCCGGTTGCTATCATAAACCACAAAACTGTCAATCCGTTGATTTTCATGATTGCACCAACAGTCTTGGTAATGTTGATTTAATTTCAACATTTTGCATTGCTCGAACAGCACCAGCCACTTGACTTGTTCTTAACCCTACCTGTTTTGCAATCTGATTAAGTGATAATCCTTGACGATACAAAAAAGCCACTTTTTCGGCATCTTGATCTGTCCAGACATGGCGACCTAATCGTCTGCGTTGTCTTAAAGACTGTGGTTTTTGTATTGCTCTTGGCGTGCTTGTTTTTGTCATGTTTAACTTCTTGCGGAGTAAATACTCCAGCATTAAGTCCTCTAGTTCTTGGTTCATGTTGCTCCCTTACATGTCCACAAAGGTTGTGGATACATAAAGTATGACCTAAATCAAGGACATTGCGTGGATTTGTAGCAGTTATTTGATAACGAAATGATAACGATTATGCGTATGTGCGCTTGTTATATGTAAATGATCCATCTTGATTGACCGGTATTAACTCAACTTGATGACCTTTTCTACCAAACTGGATTACTACAAATCCCATGTTCCAGTCAGCTGAATTGTATTTGAGATAACTTGCTTTACGCATGTCCATCAAGTGTCCAGCCTCGATGCCCCAAATCGTTGAATAACGCCCATTTAAGCCAGTTTGGTGTCGGACTGCACCCTGCCTATGCGAATGCCCACAAACCACGCTAGAATTCCATTTCTTGGCTAAATTAAGGCTAGTTATACCGGCATGCTTAGACATGTTGCCTTCATCTCCATGAGCCAAATGCCAGCCTTTCTCAAACTCATACGCTCGCTTATGAAATCTAATCCCTAAGCTGCTAAAATCCATAAATTTATCGTAAGCCAATTCTGGTAATCCAATGAGTGATGGAGCACCTCTTAACAAGGTTTGGTAAATTCTATCGGTGTGATTTGATCTGACTATATCTGTGGTGCGTAAGTCGTAAAGTATCTCTTGACCAAATGATCTTTCCTCATCAAGTGTTTCTGCAAACTCTAACTTTGTGCCTTTTGCCCAACGGCTTTGACTGCCAAGATCCATTTCATCACCAACATTTAATACAAAATCAAACTTCTCACGCTTTGTCATGGCAATCAAATTCTTGACAGCTGCAACATGGTGCAACGGAATTTGTAAATCGGGAACTACTAAATACCTTCGATTAGGTTTAGTCGTCGTCATCCTCATCCGGATCGATGCGTGGAATTATCGCATCAGGTTTATCGTTGGAGATCCAGTCGGGCAAGGCGTTTGGCTCTTGCATAATCCAAAACGCCATTTCCTTAGTAAAACCTGCACGCTTTGCAGCTGTAAATGCTTCATGCAATGCAATAAAATGTGTATCTAGTTTGGTCATTTCACGAGTTTGGCGAACGACTCGACGATTGATCTTTTTGCGTTTGATAGGTTTTCGTGTGTTCGCCATAGGAAAATTATTGCTTACTGATTAAGACAAACAGATCATCAACACGCTTTTCTAATCGAGTAATTTGATCTTTGATGCTCGTGCCAGAATTAGGGCGCAACTCATTGAGCCAGCCTTTAACTAAAAAACGAAACCCGATCAGCACGCCTGTTAGCACAGCGCAAATGCCAGCCCCAAAGCCAGCCCATTCTGTTGGTGTCATTTGGCATTAACGCCATAATCTGCTTCGCTCCCTGAATTTGGATCAATTGCTTTTACTACTGGTGCAATCAATGCGCCAAGTAATACTGCAAACTCTGGTCTGATGTCAGCAACGATTGCAAGTGCAACAGTTATGCCGGATGCAGCCACAGCTCTTAAATATGACTTGATTGCTGCTTTGTGTTTATTTGATAGTTTCATGCATCTCCTATGGTCGGGCAACTGCCATGATTAGTGAGTAGTTGCGTTTGCGTAAATAAACACCATCGCCATTTGATTGGCTTCCTGCTTTACCAGATGAGGTATTGCCCTCAATTACTTGTAGATATTTTAACGCTGTGTTGTTCCATTTGACAATGCCAACATGATCCGGCTCAGCATCTTTGTCAAATTGAAAGAAAACAATATCACCGGCTTTTGCTTGTCCTATTGGTATCAACTTGCCAAGCATTGCAAACCATTTAAGTGCATGATCGCAACTTGCAAACCCTTTACCGGATTGAGCTGCTATTGATCCACCAAGTCCTGCTTTGTTATAGCACCAAGATACAAACATGGCGCACCAAGCCTGATTGTTTAAGCCATACCATTTGCCATATTTTGTGTCATTGACAGGCTGCTCTTGATAGCCAATCTCAGCTTTAGCAACCTCTAATAAGTTTGGCATCATTTCTCAAAATTATGCTAATAGTAATTTAGCCTCGTCAGCGGTTATGCCTAAACGCTTAAGAAGTGCAGCCTTAGCCTCAGCTCTAAATTCCCACTCAGCCTTTGCTGTTTCTGCATCTGTTATATCTTGTTTATGTTGAGCAAATTGTGCATTTGTCATTTCCTGCTCAACAACTTCATTGGTTTCGCAGTTGTGTATTTTGATGATTGGTTTAGTCATTATTTCACCCCGTAAAGAATATAACTTCCACCAGCCCAAGTGCCGGATGTTGGTGCGATATTAATTTGATCGATGTTATCTGTTGTTATCCAATATCCTGCTATTGTTCCAACACTAGGCGTGCCACTAGAATAACTATAACCAAAATTAGTTTGGATTATTGTCTTAGTTGTTGTGTTTGCATAATCAAAAATGTTAAATACACAATGATTACCAGCAGAACTATTATCTTGTTGGTTGGCTTGATCAGAAATGAAAAAAGCAGAATCTGGAGTGCTGTAATTTGCAGCAGATGAAAATGAACCAATCTGTCGGTAATTATTAGCTGTGCTATTGTTATTTAGTCTAATGCGAGTTAAACAAACATTTGTTGAATAAAAATCTCTTAGTATTAATTGCAAGTTTTTGTAATCTTGGCTGATTGTTGTAAGATCAACACTTGAACCGCTTAGATTTCCTGATGCAATAACAGTCATTCCACCACCAGCAGCAGGAGTTGCCCAAGTTGGAACTCCACCCGCAACAGTTAGAACTTGAGCACTTGATCCAATCCCCAGTCTTGTATTAACATTTGAGGTTGATGAACGAAAAGATAAATCTCCAAGAGTTGTTTCAGGATTTAAGTTTTTTGTTGTCGTATCAACAGATGAGCCAAGTGTGCGAATTGCTGATGCGCCATCCTTGACCAGAGCTGTATCGTCTGGAGTTGTCCAGCCGTAATTGGTAGTGGTTGCCATATTGTCCTATTCTCAGGATACGATTGTAGCGTATTCCCATGTTAGAGTTTGATCTATCGTTTGGAATGTTTCATTTATTGGAACAGTATTCCAACGCATTGCCACCTGACTAAATGCCACAGGCGACAGGTTAAGCGTTATGAATAATTCATTAAATCTTGTGCTCCATGACCAGCCCTCAACATACCCCTCAAACTCACCGCCTGAGATTTGATCCGGCAGGTTTTTTAGGTTAAGTGGTTGCCCCATAAATACGCCAAGCAAATGATCTCTGTCTGCATCATCAATCTCTGGATTTGTAATTGGAAATGTTATGGATTGGAATGCCGGCAATGGAAAAGCTCGTTGAGCAATGTAGCGATCTGCAACCTCTTGAGCATCGACAGCTGAATGAATGACTGAGTTTATGCTTTCAGCTTTGTAGCCGTATAAGGCAATTGACTCTGGAGATGTTGCAGTTTCCTGTGATCCAAAGTTGTTGCCATAGTTGATATAAATGTCATTGCGTAAGTCTGCTGCTCGAACAACAGTTGAAAGCCCTTGACCTAACGCATGGTTTGCATCAAGATCAACATAGCCGTTGGCAATTAAATAAATCTGTCTATGGTCTGCATCTGCATAACTAATGTCGCCATTGTTTTCCTCATACAAATAACCAAATGCGGAATTGGCTATCAAACTTGCAATGTTGTAAATGGTGTCGGGATCATTTGCTCGATGTTGCATTGTGTAAAGACCCGGAGTGTCAATTGTGCCAAGTCCTTGATTACCGGCTTGCGCCCATGTTTCTGTTGCATCATAAGTTGCCCATGTTGCTGCTGCTGGCACATCATTCCAAGTTGCAAGCAATACACTTTCTAACAAAAATCGAATTTGGTCGCCATCCTCATCTTGTGAAAGTGCGTCATTGTAAATCTCTTTTGCTAGTTTAACCAGCGCACCCATTGCAAGGATTGTGTAAGAGATGACTGTGGCAATTTGTCCAGTTTGCGCAACCTCAACTGTAATGTCAGTTATGTCGCCACCAAATAAATTCACATAAGCTGCTGAACTGTCTTTGACCTGCAAACTCAAACTGTCGTTAATGTCAAATGGTAATGTCTGTCCAGATAATGCAACAAGGCTAATTTGCAAATAAGATGGGTTTGGTTGTGTATAGATATCATCCCGACCGCTTTCATGCGTGATGTCGCTGATTGCAATGTCTGTGTAATCAACACCGGCAACAGTCAATTTCCAGTCAGGTGTCCAGACTGTCATTATCCGCCCTTTATGCCTGAGTTATACAGCTGTGGAACTGATCTTGATGCACTTTG